CTTTTATTATACATTTTGGCTATCATATATGACGGTGGGTAACCAACATTGTGAGTAACATTTAAAACTAGCGAGTATTGGTCAACTGGCGTAGCTGTTCCATGTTTATGTATAGATAATTGTTTACCGCGAGTATTTAATGTGAATGGATACATTGTTTCATCATCTATACTACTATCACCTCTATTCCTATCTAGAAATTTAGCTCCGTATCTGCTAACAGGTGATCTAGATATAGATGTAACTGGGGTATTAGGCGATTCATACTCTTCAGCTATGTTTATGTTATAGACACGTAGCTTACCAGATAACCTTATATATTGGCTACCGGTATACAAAAATGTGCAATATATATTATTTCTATCTCCACGCAAAAACGATGTATAGCTATTGATATCAGTGCCTGCCCCAGAGCATAAAGATGATGGTCTAAACTCATATCCAGTGATATAGCCAAGATTATGTTTGTACAGATCAGTCACTATAAACCCATTGGGGACCCCAGAAGGTCTTATCGTGATATCTATATCAACTTCATCCAATATATCTAAAAATTTCCAATTAGAATCTAACACCTTCTGGTAATCAGCAGCCTTAGTCACATCTATCCCCTGTTGCGATATTTGTACGCCGTATCTAGCCATCTACCCCTCCAAGTCGCCTAGGCGCCATACAGGATTTCTATTTTCATCATTTCCATCTATACGGCCATTTCCAACCGATCCGTCAATTGTTATATTGCCGACTGTTATAGTGTCACCTAGAGACCCTGACACATTCATATTATCGAAATTAAGGTTAGACATTTGGTTGGAATTGCGACTTATCTGTGAAAGAGTATTATTATTCTGGCTACTCGCAATAGTTCTACGCATAAAACCGTTATATCCAGAATCCTCGTAGGTTATTTTTTTATTGTTGTTGGCCATGAGCATTAATCTCCTGGACTAAATTATAGTAATCATGTGCAGCATATACTCGTTGTGGTGGGCCATTGAAAGCACCCTGCAGTCTAACAGATATAACACTACCAGTTAACCTATCACGATCTCGGTCTATAGGATATTCTATAGTCCCGTAGTTCTTATATATTTCACCGACTAACATTGGTTCGCCATCGTCTATCCTAATAATTATCTTTAGCCCAACAGCATTCAACGTGCGTGTGTAAATTCCTAAAAACTCTTTGTCTAGTTCAGTGCCGTAATCTATTTTACCTAGATCAGCATCGAAACGTATAACTTTATCATCATCGAGATTACCATTATCATCCTCGTATACATATCCATTACTAGCTACGAAATATGGTTTTATGTTACCACTAGAGCTATCGTTAGCGTACATTAATGTACTATGGCTCAAAGCATCTATAGACCATGTGTTACCAGAGAAATCATAAACACATCTAGAATGTTCACCATCTAATTGCCCTAAGTATAAAGTGTACTCGTTATCTGTTATTCCAGCAGAAGCCTGTCTTAGTTGTGACAATGTAAATTTACTTAAGAAATTATTTTGGATGCCACGTGAGATCATTTCCTGCGAACTACCAGCCTCATTACGAGCATAAATGCGTCCACGAGCCGTTAGCCAAATAAGCCAGTCATCATCAATATTTCGTATAGAACGCTGTGAAGCGCATCCTATGGTCTTGCTAAATGGTATCGTAGTACTTCCATCAAATCGGTTAGACGTGTTCAATGTGAATACGAATAGCCTGTTAGACGATTCGGCAACGCCAGTTATTTCATTGCTAGAGTCTATGCCTGGTTGTATGGCTGAGAAATCAGATGACCCAGGTGTTGGATAATCAGTATTCCATAGAGAACTCAATACGTCGTGTTTGCCTTTTAGATATACCTCATCATTATTACCTATAACATAGCTAAGCCTTATCTGATGGGTTGCCCCAGCCGTTCCTGTGTTGGTTATATCAACAGCGACCCCTAACAACGCATTGTCTAAGCTAGTGGCAACTTTTAATGTTGTGCCATCGACTTTTATAGAATAATACGTTATCCCAGGTGATAATGGTGCTGGTAAAGTGGCTGTGCTAGCAAAAACCATCGGTGTACCAGTAGGTAATTTTGTAGTATCTGATATTGTTAGAACATCAGTGGTAGTATTAACCGATGATATGGTGAATGTATCCGGTAAGAATTGTAGAGTATTGGTGGTTTTGTCGACATCGTAAACTACGATATCATACAGCTTAACACTCTTACCTGATTTATATATTTCTAATTCCATTCCTGGTTTTATATATCTTACTGACCCAACTGCTAATTGAAGTGGTCTAACTGTTTGGAGTGTATTGTATAGCCATATCTCATTAATAGTCAACCATGTGGCCCCGCCCTGTGAAGCCGTAACATTGATTCTGTAATACCTGTAGGCTGATGTATTGGTGGTTGTGTATTGCCTAACTTCGCTAGCCGCCCATAGAGCTGCGCCTGTGACCGTATGTAATATAGTGAAGTTAACACCATCATTAGAACCCTCTAAGTTCCATGATTTAGGAGAATCATTACTTATATCATTGGCAGACGGGTTAGAACTTATCGCTCTCATAGAATAATGCGTCACGACTTTACTATTGCCAGAACCGTAATCATACATCACCCAAGCCGCACCATTAGTCGATGGTGCTATCCATGAACCACTGCGGGTTCCTACGCCATCAAATACCCTCCAACCTTCCTGGCCTGAATTTTGTAGAGATTGTGTTACTGTTCCGGCTGGGGCTGTTGATGATGTCATTATTGGCACTTGTCGTATGAAGGTTAGGTCTATCTCGTCATCAGTCTGTTGCCCTCTTACGAATGTGAAGGCACCGGTAGGAGCTGATGATTTATAGAATCTGTCTGGGTGTAATTCATCTCCTACTTTAACGTTAGCAGCATATAATACTCCACGATAAACTACAAAATATTTGCACCATGGAGAGTTCAATAAATTCCTAGTAACACTAGGCGATAGATTTTTGTCTATATTCCATGGCTGTATAGGAACACCATCAGCAACAGTATAACCTGATATATACACTTCATCACGGTAATCGCAAAAATGAATATCAGCATTAGGTGGTATTGAATCGATTATAGTTGTCCAAACTTTAGTAACAGGATCTTGTGCGCGAATTAAAGTAGCTGTATCGGTGTCATTGTTACAGGCTACGAATCTAACAGGACCAGTTGTAAATTGAGATACCCACCAGCCAGTCGGTATTTTGCCAGTAGTTGAGAATCTATTAGCGCTGTCTTTAACATACCCATTACGCCTAACAAAGGCACCAATCTCTTCGTTAAATCTAATATTACGCCCATCAAATAGTTCGTTCTCCTTACGTAACATCCAACTACTGGCATTTTGGATACCTAATGAAAAGTCTGATCTTTTGTAGACTCTAGAGTTCATTAAATATGAAACCTCTTTCCTTCTGAATAAGTGTTAGATGTATCGCGAGCTGAATCCATGAAACTCCTATTAGTGCCTACATCTTTACGATTTTGTCGTTGTAGTTTCATTATTTCATTGCCGTATTTAGTAGCATAATCTTTGGCCAATGTGATAAACGATGGGTCAACTTCTGCTTTCACAGCATAAAATTCTGCCATAAATTTGTACCTGTATACTAGTGAATTAGGGGTTTTGACTATCTGTGATAGATCTGTAAACTTTCCTAGTTTAGCGTAATATGATAATTCAAATGCGCCAGTTCCATTAGTCATCGGCACAGAGCCAATAAGTATTCTGTTGGTAGAATCATCAATAGTTACCCTGCTTATAACATCAGATTTCATATATGGTGAACCACTTGTCTTAAAATTATTATACGGTATAGGTTCTAATCGTTTAGTATTTAGACTACCACCCATAGTACTCGAGTACCATAATTTATCGAATTTATAATAATCAGATGGAAGTTGAACATACGACTGGTCTTTAACTCTATTCAATAGCACAGTCTCTCTCATAAACTCATATGGTCGTTCTGATTGAGAAGTAAGATCATTGTTAACCTCAGTCGCTAAATCTAGATAGTCATCACTGCTTAACTTAGTGTAGTTCTTATCTTTTACGCGGCTCACAACACTTTCCATAACTTCACCGATACTATTCTCTGGGTACCCTTCAGCGCTTATAACGTCTGAAAATTGGCTCTCTTCAAGTGTAGAGCTGTTGCGATACTTAGTTTTGTAGAAAGAACCAGATGTTCCAGTAGTGTCTAAGTACTCTGTTTTTTGTTCTTTATTGTCTACATCAATAGTTTCTGATGCTATTAGGGTATAAGTACCATCAACAGTCGATGATCTATAGAATAATATCTGGTCATAACGCATTTTGTATATAGGTTCATCAGCGGTGTGGGCAAATTTTGTATTACCAGTAGTTGGTATAACTAAAGACGTCCCACCAGTGTTAACCGTGAGCAATTCAGATTGCTCCATACCCATCTCACCAACAAGTATAATACTACCTGATGGAATTCTATCGGCATTTTTAACATTTATTGAATTAGATGCGGCCTGAACTACAGAAGTTATGTACGTCTTCTCTAGTCCTTCTGTTTCTGGGTTCCATCCTGTAATTATCATCGTTAATCCTTATGTTATATTGTAAGTTATACTGATACTATTGTATACCTCTAGGCCTATTCTTACATATAGATATTCTAGGTTTTACCATAATTGGCATACTATCTGGTCTGTTGTATGGTATATCTATATTAGGTCGTGATAAAACTGGTGAGGCTATAGGATTGATCGATACGATGCTAACAATCGGTTTGGTAGTATAGTCATTCACCCTATTTATATCCATTGGACCGAACTGGGATTGCCCCCAGAACATTCCTGCAAAATAACCTACACCAAACCCATTATTCATAAAACTATTCCTTAGGTGCATCACAAGCAGTGTCTGGTTCTTCTGGGTGTTCTGACACGTACTTGATTCTTTCTTCTAGATATTGTATTTCACGTTGAGCTTTTTGCGATATGACCATCCGATCATACACTAATGATTTCAATAATGTTAAATCTGTTACAGTATCGATAGATTGTTCTGGCATATTATTTCTCCTAAAGTTATTTATTTATATTTTAGCATTTTTTCTTACGTGGCATACGAATCTCCTTACGCTATTAAACCTAGACTTATCAATTTAGATCTCAAATTATTAGCTAAAGTTATAACAGTGGCTAGGTCAGTCGCGGCCGCTGAGGTTGATGACGGCTGAACGATTGGTGTTGCCCCATAGAATGACAATTTCTGAGTAGCAGCAGTTCCTATTTTTGTACCTGTTGTAGCGCTAAGCACTATATCCTTATCCACTAAAGTTAGAGTCCCGGCTATCTGGAAGTTACCACCTATAGTTAACGCTGCCACTGGAACAGCTCCAGCGCCACCCCATGTCCAGCCTCTGGTAGAACCACCATCCATCAAAAACTTTATAGAATAATCTTGTACACCACCATATTTGTAGTTAGATGTGTTACCCATAGCCATACCGTAGTTAACGGCATTGAATAGGAAATACCCAACATCATTTGTGGCCACTAGTTTAACATTACCGGTACTCTCGACTTTAAATTTATCAGACGCATCTACCGTACCCACTATCAAGTTTTTTGCCCCAGACCCAACAGAGTTTTGGGCTATATTTATTAATAGACCATAGTAACCGGCTGTTGATGTTTGTGTCAACCCCATATATATTTGTTGGCCTATAGCTACTCCTGCCGAATGAGTGTCCACAGTCGTAGACCTTATTGAACCAGTAGAAGTTGTACCAGATAATACAGACTTAAAATCATGCACATATGAACTGCTTAGTAATTTACTATACTTATAATAGTCTGCTGTGTCACCAATATATAGGTCACGTATCACACCAGATCCACCAGCGCTAGTGCCTATATAATAAGCGCTAGAAGACCAATACGCCCTAGCTCTTTCATAGTTAGTTTCTTGGTCAACAGTATTATAATGACAATACCCATCTGCTAGACTGCCGAGTGTTATCGTGTGTGTTGGTAGCGCTGTTCTAAGCCCGATTCTTTTTGAAGCGGTAAATCTTGCTACTTCACCTTGAACGCCGGCATTATAAGTCTGTATCGATACAGCCCCTGTGTTATCTGCTCCATCTCTAAATGCTCCAACTAAACCAATAAGCTGTGGGCCACTGGTATCGTCCTCGATAGAGAATCCCATATAACAACCAGTTCCGTCTGCCATGTCGGCTGTAGTCTTTAACCCAAATCTAGACGTTACCAAAGCTGCCACTGATAATGATGACGTTCTAGTCACCTCTAAAACTGGATAAGCAGATGACGAAAATTTTCCCATACCATTTACATCTAGACGGACTGTGGGAGATGTTGTTCCTATACCAATCCATGAGTTAGTAGTGTCGACATTTAGCACATTGGTTGTGCCATTAGCTTTAAAAAATCCAAATGCTGAAGTAGAATCTGCCAATGGCCTAATTATAGGTGATGATAATTGTGGGAATATAAATGTTCCTACTGTTGTTTGAGGAGTTGTTTGATCTATATTCAATTTAGACGCTTCTAGGCCACTATACAGAGAGTTAGGCGCGTCATCGCCTGAATTAACACCTGATTGGTTATTTAGGTTTGTCTTTTCAGCGGCTGTCATGTGTTGGAACTCTGCTTCGCCGTTCTTATCACGAGTTTGAGCATGCCTCAAGGAAAGTGGGGTAGATATATATGAAGCGTTGCCATCTCCAGCTATGCTATATACAGTAATAGCAGCACCAGAAGTAGTCTTCACATAAATTCTTACACCTAGTCTGTCTGTTGGATCAACTATATGAGACGGTTGGACAGACTCGTCACGAGTAGTTTCAAAAGCAGTATTGTTTATTTCTCTGGAATATGATGAGAATAGCACAGTTTCAGTACCGTTGCTATGTCTAACGAAAGGTTCAATCTTAAATTGTGTAACTCCCGTAGCGTTAGATACTCTTGCAGTATAATTAGAAATCCATACTCCTGAATCTATAATACTAACTTCAATTGGATCGTCAAATAAATATGTCCTAGCCAATATCTCCTGGTTAGTGACAGTAGTCTCTAGTATTGTTTCAGTTGCTTCTGGTGTATAGCTTATTTTTTTATACCCAGAAATATCACTATTGATAGTAGTATAGTATAGATTAGACGCAACCCCGCCGCCTCCAACAGATACTGCTACCCACTGCTTATTGCCATTTAAATACTTAGTTTCTGGGTTATCTACTGGTGGTACAATTATCGGTTCATAAGTGCTACTGGCTGTACTTGGAGTTAGGTAATCGGTGTCAGCTATTAGTGCTTCCTGCTTAGCATTCCAATATGACTTTTCAGTGTCTGTGACTAACCTATGGGTTGAATCATCAGCTAGATCACTTAATTCATCAGGTATAGTAGGTATATCGTCTAGGTTATTGAATGAGTGTTTATGCAATGTCGTAGCACCACCATCTGTTAGATCAGTCGCGTCAGGATCAGATATATTGTTGACATCAGCACCTTCTTCAACACCAGCAAGTTTAGATTTTTCAGCTGTGGTGTAGTCTTCTGTAGATAGACCTTTCCCATCGACTTTGTCTACCTTAGAATCAACGTCATCAGCATATATAGCATTAGATATAACCCAATTAACTTCTATGTTCTTAGCCGTAGTCTCACCTTGTGCGCGAACAACTGTTATTATATCGTTATCAAGATCGATGTCAGTTACTAATAACTTCTCAGTATTATCGAGAGTTGACATTTCATTAGGTGGGCTAGCGTTAACATAGCAAGGTGGTATTGGAAATCTTGCGGCACGACCTGTTGTTAAACCAATAGTAGTTCCAGACACGGCTGGTATCGGTGCTATAGCAACTAATGATACAGCAAAATCCTTATGATTCATTATGACACCCTAATAACTTTCTCTATTTTTTTACCAGATTTAGTAGTTCCAGTATAACCAAAGCAAAACTCTTCATGCTCAGTATCTATATAGTATTTTATATCGCGTTTTATTATCTTATCGTCTGGTTTTTCTGTTAAGAACCACGTTCCATTAATTCCGAACCTACCAGACGGAAGATCTACACCATACGCGAACACGCCATCGTTTATATCGAAGTATATTAAGTTAGCCTTTTTAGAATAATCTATAATTGATTGGAACGAACCGCTAGTATCAGAAAGAGTGTCTTTATCTGATTGAGCTATAACCTTACCGTCTTCAAAATAAGCTGTAAATTTATATTTTATATTTTGATTTAGCTCTATCATATGAACTTATAATATCATTTTTGTAGAGTAAACAACAAGCTATCTATTTATAACTTTTCTTCAGAATTTTGGTCAGCGTATAATTCATCAAAATCAGTTTCGATAGTATATTTCTTTTTACCATCGAAATCATCTCCCCATTTTATTCCATCGCCTAACTCAACTAGATCGTCTATTTGGTTGTATACGCCGTCAGGACGAGGTTTTAGATGAATATAGAACATCTTACGAGATTCAGGAACGTCTGTGCCTAGAACGCAGTCAAATGGGTCTACGCCATATAATGCGATAAGCTCTTCATAAGTATATGTTTGAGTCTCATTGTTTCTATCGACTACTGATCCTGGGTAGACTGCGTATATCATAACCTTATTCTACATTAATTAAACACAAACAAAAAGACCTCCGGAGAGGTCTAATTGTAATGGTTAGGATAGACTAAGCGCCATCTCCTGTTGAACCATAGATACCTTGCCAGCTAGAGTAGCCAACTGAGAATCGAGTTTCAACTTTCCATTTAGCAGCACCGTTGTCAAAGTCCCATACAGGTCCCTCAACAGGCTCGTCAGTTCGCTTGAAGAAGTTAAGCTGGTGAGCAGAACTATCAAGTACGAACCAAGCAGTACCGTTAGTAAGGTATGGCCAAACGATAAGATCCAAAGCACCTTTCATGGTGTTGATATCATTATAGTTATTGCCAATCGAACCAGCAGACTCAAGAATCTTACGAGCTGTAAATCGGTTGTTAGGGTGAACGATCAACGTGTCAGGGTTAAATGTGATTATCTGACCCTTTGAATCTAGTCGGGTTGACATAGCAGTTGTAACTGCTTCAAGAGCCTCTACAGACAAAGCGGTAGTAATTTTATTACTCTGAATAACTGTACCCTTTTTATTAGAGTGAGTAGTCGAGAATAAAGCCTGACCATCAGCACCATCGAAAGTAGCAAGACCACCGCCACCAACTACGAATCCGTAGTTAAGCACGTCAGCCGCAGCGATTTCATACGTGCGAGCTTTAGCGATAGCAAGAGTTTTAGGAAGATTTTGGATAATATTCCATTTCTCATCTTGGTACATTTTCTTAGACACCATTCGACCTTTTTTGAATTCACGGTGAACATAAGTAGTAGTCCAGCTAGGGTCAGCATCCTCGTAAGGTACTGTTCCTAATTCTGAAGTTTCCTCTAGCAATCCAATACCAGTGTAGCTGGCATCTTCCTCGAACGCCTTGTTCGATTGGATAACGTGGAAGATTTTGTCATACATCATTTTTGGAAGTTGATTTTCCATCGTCTCATCATAGATAGTACGGAAAATATCATCCAAAGCATCTACCCATTCAGGTGTTGTCATAGCCATAATGTGTTAATCCTTTCCTAGATTAAGATAATGCAGCCACAGATTCTTTGTAGTCTTGAGCAATTTGGAAAATTCCATAAGTGCCATTAGTACCACGAATACCTGGGTTAGCTTTAATTAATATTAATTGTCCTAGATTCTCATCAGCAGTGTTGATAACAACTTGATGACCAGGACCACCGTCAGCAGTGTTTATACTAAGAGTTGCAGCAGTTTCAGCTGTAGTGAAATCAGTAGCAGATGTGCTGATAGCTTCGAGCATTAACGTAGTAGCAGTCTTTGTAGTAGCAGTTGCAGTAGTGTTCGCAGTAGTACCAGTACCGTAATTTGTACCAGCACCTGAACCGGCATTAATAGCCAACTTCAAATTATCAAGCGATGCACTAGCACTAGCACCGATAAGAACTTCATTAGCTACGGCAGGACCGGTGCTTAGTGTAGTCTTAAATGTGTAAGTTTGTGTACCAACTGTGATAGTATCACCGTCAGTAATAGCAACACCAGTTGAAGTGATGACCTTAAATGCTGTACTGTGCAAGTTGAAGAACTTTCCTTCATTAGCAGCAGATATAGCTCCATCAGCCTTCACTAGATATTCACCATTTTCCTCGATGTTAACGAGTACTTTAACTTTACCGTCAGATGTACCAGTAGCTTTGTAGCCTTGGTCAGCAACACGACGGCTTCGAGCAGGATTACGAGAATCACCACCCATTTGTACGCCTAAAAGACGTTTCTTGTTAATACTAGCGTTAGTAACTTTTCCACTTGCTACAGTAAGAAAGTCTCCACTAAATGTAGAAACGCCAGACGTAACGGATACTTCGCGAGCTGGTGACTTGCTGTCGCCAGTCTCAGATCCAATGTATTCAGCAGCCATATAGTATGTCTCCAATTAAAATTTACTTTTTGAGTGCCTTCTTCATCCTATCTTGTGATATCCCCATTTTACTAGCAATATCTAGAGTAAGATTAGAAAACTGTTTAGATCCCTTATCGCCATTAGACGATTTCGTTTTCTTCACCTTTTGCGTCCTTGTAGGGTCGACTTTTTTCTTCATTCCGTCTACCAAGTCTTGGGTTTTTTTGCGTTTATCAGCTAGACCGAGATGCCTGTAAGCCATTTCCATAGCCTCACCAGCCTTTATCAATCTACCATCATCGTCAAAAATCTGTTTAGAAAAGACGCGCATCCACTTTTTAACATCGGCATTTATTTTAGGGTCTATTAGTACTTCAGGGTTAGCATCGGTGAATTCCTTTGCCTCTTTTTCACTCTCTTGATTCCACCTAGTTTCCGCATCCCTTAGGAATGGGTTACCGTTTGAATCTTGACCACTATTAGTCGTTTCAGAATCACCACCATTGCCTTTCAATAAACTCAAGAGCTTCTCGCCGAACTCTGGGTCCCTTGTTGCAGCTTCTTTAATAGCATTTACTTGGCGTTCGTAACTATCTTTCTCATCTTTGATCCGGATAGCTTCTTGCGAACTATTCTTGTAACCTTCCTCTAGATTCTTGATATAAGATTCCTGAGTACCATCACCTTTAAATTGACCGAAACGAAATTCAAGTTTCGTATCTTTAGCATCGTCATTAGATTCGTTTTCATCTTCATCCTGGTCATCGTCGGAACCTCCGTCGTTGCCACCCGAATTAGATTCATCGTCATCATCATTGACTTCTAAATCGTCACTTGCCTCGTCATCATTGCTTTCGATATCTTTATCTTCATCAACAAATTCACTAGAATCGCCTCCAGCTTTCGCATCAAGGTTCTTCTTGACGTCAGCAAGTTTGTCGATATACGATATTGAATTCTCAGTATTTGATGAGTCATCGGTTTGATTTGCCATAATTTTAATTACTCCTGTCGGTTCACTCTTATTGGATTTGTTCCAGAGGATTTCCCGAATTATGTTATTACTACTACCTAGCTGGCTGCTTGGTAGTTAACGGAGTTGTTAAACCCCATTAACTTTTATTTTTTTCAGATTTTACAAACTCTTCAACGATGCGTTCTATATCTTTTATGATATAGTTTGCCTCGCTAGCTTTCCCTTTACAGAACCATAAATCAATATCGTTCTGAGCTGTGTTAACTGATGTAACTGCGATCTGTAACGCTCGTTGCTTAACATAGGCATTTTTTATAACGTCCCATGCGCGAGTCCCTACTAATTGTGAGAGAACAACTTTTTCTTCTTTAGTAAGCTTAATCATTCCGATCTTGTAATCGTCATTGTACAAGTCTTCACGTTTTGCAGGTGCTAATGTTATGTTGTCTTGGTTCTTACTCATATATTACCTCTATTCTTATGTTTAATGCAAGTGCTTTTATATCATAGGTGACGTATTAGTAACATCTCCACCAGCCACAGGAGCGTTCACACCAGCTGAAGCAGCACTACCAGGTTCCACATTAGGTCCACCTGGCATACCAGGGTTAACCGAGTTTCCACCGCCCTCTTCGCCGGTCATACCACCACCTCCAGCCATCAATCCTGCTGCCTGAGCAAGCGCTGGGTTAGCCATAATCTCTTCTTGTATGTGATCGCCGATTACTTTCTTCACAGGAGCTGACAAACGCTCAAACGCAGTTGTTTTAGTAAAGTCTAAGTGAACCCCATTATGGTCTTCGGTAGCATTAGGCGTACCAGGAAGAGCGAATATGCGTCCATTCTCTTCCATATTCATAAATATTTCATTCTCTTGTTGAGCAATCATCTGTTGTTGGTCGGCAGTGATACCATCACCGATCATCCAGTCTTTAGGAGACTCTTCATTCAACAACACTACTCGCTTCATAGAACTCTCTAGGTCTAGGAACCTAGTCAAAGCTGGGTTAGCACTAAATCCATTGAACATTTCAGTAACTTGAGCGCGTTTAATAGCTTTACTAATAACAGGACAGGACTCAGCATCCATGATAATATCGTAATTTCGATCCATGTACTGTGCATAAGCAGGATTCATGCGGAATGACGACCAACCTTCTATCTTATTAGTTGCAAGTTCGGTAGTTTCGCCCTTTTCTGGGTCTCCAACAATCTTATACTCATACCCTTCTACCTTAATATTGCGGTAAACTTTCTTTTCAACAGTCTTGCCGTCTTCAACAATACGCTCCATTCGTTTTCCTTGGTAATAGAACTGAACATTAGACCATTTCTTCTTACCTAATCGTACAAGTGTGTTCCAGTTAGACAGTGTGTTAATCAAATTAATACGAGCTTGAGTAGATTCCTTAACAATAGCAGCCTCCGTAGCCGTACCACCTTGTTGCATAGCTGGGCGATCATCCATACCATGTGATCGACGCTCATCTTCTTTCAAAGCTTCATCCATTCGTAGACTAGAAGCCGGAACATCACCGTATTCTAGTGGTTGTATAGCCTGTGAAAGTGGCAACCCATTAGTATTCATACGGATTAATCCATGTGGTCGTGGTGTCAAGTCTTCCTCAGCGACATCGAATAGGTCATTCACGATAAACATCTTAGCTAGGTGCATCTTCTGACGGTCTAATGACATATTTCTCATCGATCGGCGCTCTTCAACTAATGTGTGAATAATGAATGGGATACCCATTCCATAAATTTGACCAGGAACAGGATAAAATGACCATACATCCATAGGCAATTCTTTATGCATTGATGGTAAAGGCTCAGTCCTAATAAGGATATTATTTGCTAATACTCCATATTGGTCAGTTAACTTGTTCCAATACTTGATAATCTCAACATCATCATCGTTAATTCCCTCAGCAACCTTAAAGAACCCTACGTTTTTAGGAACATCACCAGCTGGTACAACTTTATCAGTATCAATGTAGCCTGGTTTATCTAGATACAACTGTTTGAATAAGCTGAACGGTATAACATCACGATAAGCACAATCGACTCCATATTTCTGATCTTCTGCACCTGGGTCAAAGAAAGCTGCTTCATTCTCAATAAATCGAGTATATACATCATCCCAATCAGTAATAGTCTTTTTCTTATATTTCATTTCACCATCTTCAAACGAAGTAGGAATTTGAACATCTCGGGTCTCATATCGATATTCTTCTAAGGTAAAAGCAGTACCGCGAATAGCAGAAGCATGACGAGCCTTATAGGTCTCTTGGTCAAATTCAGTAACATCCATAGCATAATTAAATACAGAGCTAGCAAAACGCTCTAAAGGAGCGTCAGATGAGTCAGTACTCTTGATAATAGGACGTGGGCGAAGGTTAATAGTTTCTTGCATATGGGACTGAACAGCAGAAAAAGCATCCGGCAAAGCAATATCAGCTCGCCAATCCTTAGGATCACGTTTAGGAGACCACATACGATACATCTTATCACCGAGATCCCATTGTTTCTCAGCCTCAATACGAAGTGGATCTGACTTCATATCTTGATACCTATCCCAGATACGTCGTCTTAATTCAGAATCTTCTTTATTCTTAGGCCTATATTCGTACTTTGCACCACTACCAGAAGTACTCTCGATAGTATTTTTATCTGCTTCTTTTCTGTATTGTGTGAATTCCCCGGTTTGCTTGCTCATATTCCTTCTTAATATCCCACCATAGGTGACCTAGGTTTATTTAACATTGTAATATATTCTTTATTGTTTATGCTAGTCCTTTTATTCTCAGGACTTACGCCTTTTGGACGAATCCCTAATTCTAGTATACCTGCAAAACAGTCAGAAACATCATCATTTTTTGCTCGCGGGAATTTAGATAACTCGTCTTCTAAATACTCTAGGTTAGGCATATTAGTACAATGGAATATTTTATGATCTTCATAGAATGGTGCTAAGCCACGTATACGTTCTTCTTTAGTAGCAGCCCTAGATTTAAACAAATGGACTCGTAAATTTTTACCTTTGGTTCGTTCTTTCTCTCGTAATGTATGCTCAATAGACTTTTGAGTACCAACAATCTCTAAACCCCACCTAGCTATCTTGAATATAGCATCAAGTTCAAACATCCTATCGATAATAGCAGTATATGTCATTTTCTCTCGTACAATATGTTTAACATAATACCGTCCTTCGTTATCAATACCGGCAATTACGATAGCACAATAATCACTATACGGTCCTTCGTAAGATGGATCTACTAAACCATACCAGTTAATACTGCGTAAGCTCATTTCATGACGTGATAAATACCTAAAATCTTCACGACGAAATGTAGCAGTATCATCATCTACTGGATTATTCATATATTGGCATGAGAACAAATAAGGACCCTGAACGCGTCTAAAACGTTTAAGCACGTTTGTACTCAACCTAAGTGGGTAAAACTCGTCACCGGCCTTGGAGAGAGCCGAGCGAGTGATAAAATTAAAATCTTCATGTTCTTCTTCAATAATTTCTTGATACATATCACCAAAAGACCAGCGTGTACCAATAACTACTTGTGGAGCATTAGGATCTAATAGAGAATAAACAAGTTTACGGTGTTCCTTCACCTTATCAATCTCTTCTTTGCTTTTAGTATTAAGTTCAGAATGAAGGTCATCAAGAAAAGCTATATCGTAGTGCCAACCATTACGTGCCACACCAGGTCCTATAGCATCTACTGAAGGCTCTTTACGTGACTTCTTACGCGTTGCAACTACTAAACCTTCTGTAGACCATTTCTTTTTCTTTTTAGCGTCATCAGGAGCGTCTCCATGTAACGAAAACCATATATCGCGTAGCTTTTCATTCTCTTCAAAGTGACCTTTTATCTCTGATAAGAACCCTTGAGACTTTGTTACGGTTTCAGAATCAATACAAACACGATCTTCTGGATAATTAAGTAGCCATTGTATCGTTCCGGCTATAGTGATAACTGATGTTTTAAGAGTACCACGAGGCATAAGATACAAATGCGACGTAAGGTGTATATCCACTTTATCTCGTACTACATAATTAGCATTTAGATCTGGTTCAAACTTATTTTGCCATTTAATGAAATCAAGTTTCTCTTGTTCATTAGGCATTCCCTCTTCTTCTGTTCTACCGAAATCAGATGGATATGAGTACTTTAGAGACTCTTCTGGGTTATCTTTGAATACAAGATGTCTAAATGATGCACACAATGGTCCATGTACCTTAGGATCGATTAGATCACCACCACCTAATACATATTTAGCTAAATAGAATAGATCATGTTTGCATCTTTCAGCTATAACCCTCGTTCCAGCTTGTTTTATTTGTTCATTTACGTCTAGTTCCATAAATCAATAATACACTACTTGACAAAGTATTAATATTATTATCAAAAGCCGATACACTAACACCTTAGACTGCGTTCGGATATTTTGCCAAAAACTATGTACCACAAAAAAATTGCAAAAAATTTTTCTGACCCCTGTTATTTTGTATTGTGAAATTTTTTATTTTTATCCGAACTAAACGCTCGGACAAAAAACACGATTTCTGTTCGCTCGGAAAATTTATATATTTTTTCGTTAGGCACTATTAATATAGTAGGGTTGCGCCGACGGTGGAACAGATCGGGTGCATAGGGGGTTCGAGGGCATGCATTGCATGATTGTGCATATTATAAAATAAAAAGCAAAAAACAAAAATAAATAAACAATATATCATAAATGTAATAAATAACAGTAGTATATTATATTAGCAATTTATATATACACTAATTTATGGCCTTATCATTGCGTCACCTCTGTTATATAACACCATACAGAGTTTAACGTCGTAAAATATAGATTGTGCGACGTTAACTATTTTGGCAAAAGATGGGTGTATACTCATCTTTTTATGGATAATATAATATAGCGTAAGGTGTTAAGCTTAGACATACATATATTAAATGATCTTTTTTGTTGTTGCGGGCGTTGTAAAATGGCCGTGATAAATGTAACACAAGCGTTATGTACGTAGTATTTTAGCCTATTTTATATGCGCTTTTTAATCTGTTATTATCCGAACTAAGAATATCAATAAAAAGCATTGACAATGTACGGATAATTTGCTAGTATTAAGACATAAGCAAGTAGTAACAAGCTTATAAAATACAATAGCGATATTAATAAAAAATATCACTATACGAATAAAACAAAAATAAAAAAGGGGTTAAAATGTTTATCATTAAAGATAATACGCAACCAGTTATCAAAATAACATATAGGATTGATCTAGATGAAAATAATTAATCAGATCATTTCAATCATTAAAATATTAATCGCTATAATTATAATCTGGTTATGGGTTGTAGTTGTAACAGTATAAAGGGGTTATATTATGAATAATAGTATTATCAATAACTTATTGTCTAAGCTTAGCCGTAAATATGGCTATAATGTGACTGTATTAGATCTATTAGACTTTTATGCTTGCGGTGTATTAGTCTTAACAGACGCGCAAGAAAATGCAATATTATCAATAAACTAATCAATTAATAAAGGGGCTAACACTATGCAAAAAATAGATATAAAACATATTGATACACGCAAATTTAACGTATTTCTAACACAATCAAATTGTCCAGATAATGAACGTGATTTTCAAGACAATATAGGTATTATGGTATGTAGTCATAAACATTATGAATTAGGTGATGAACAGTTTAACGCTTTTGAATACGAAAATTTGGACGATCTAAAAAAGCATTTAATAGATGATAAAGGCGCAACTGTAATTTTACCTATTAGCTTATATGATCATAGCGGTTTATCTATATCAGTTGGTGAGGTTAGCGGATGGGATTGTGGCCAAGTGGGCTTTATTTATACCACTAAACAATTGACTGATGATCTAATCGGCAATAAAGTCACTAATGAACAGATCGAAGATTACTTAATAGATGAAGTTAAGCGCTACAACGATTATATTGACGGTAGAATTTACGATATGACTATTAAGACTGATACCGGACTAGACATTGTTAGTTATGATTCTGTATATGATAGTGATATCCAGAATACTATTAATGATACGTTGCCGGATGCTATCAACGAAAATATAACAATACATTATAAATAGCCTATATCTTGCTACTACACTACTAATAACTAACCTGGTTATTAGTAGAAATAGGCGCAAGCCTAACATAATAAAATAATAATTATAAAGGGGCATATATGTATAAAGCAAAAAGCAGTAATATAAAGCAACTTATAAAATGGGGTAAAGAAGATAAGGTGGTAAAACACTTAATAGATAGCGGGGCGCAACCTAGTCTATTCTACATAGCTTTTTATAGTCCATCGCAAGCTAATTGGTCTTACCAAATTGGTATAGCTAACGTCGACGGCCGATTATATGAACTAGTAACGCGTTTCGGTTCTGTAGAAGGTGGGCGTGAATTGACACCGCCATTATATGGTACTGACGGTAGTTATAATATATCTGGTAAGTAGCCATGGTTAAAAATATAAATGATCAATTTAAGCTAGTGGGTTGTAGTGATATCAAGTTAGCTAACAAAATCGGTGATAATGTTACATTATGGACTGTTACACGTGGTAATCGTAAGGCTATTATCGAGACTGAAAAGCACGATAAGGCCGTTATACTTATTGTTAGCGTTAACAATGAGGTTTACGAGCTTGAGAGGTTAGCACGTGCTTAATATTGATCATGAGGCCATGAGGCGCTATGAATATCGCGTTAACTGTTATGTTAAGCGTAAGCGTATCATAAACATGATCATAGCAATAGCAATAATGGTGTTCGTCATAGGTATAATGTTTATAAGTATAATGGGGGTGATAATTAGGGCGGTGTTAAGATAGATAATCAATATAATCAATTAGTTTAATAGCCTTGAGAGATCGGGGCTATTTTAATATGTACTAATACCATTTATAGCATAATTATTGTAGTGTTTATGCTAATAGTTACGGCCATATATGGGTATATTTTATAAGTGTTACTAAAGTGATATGAATTAATAAGCTTTAATATTTATAAATATATCATAGGTGATATTATTTTTTGGGCGATGGGGCTTCCGGATCTTCGTCTTTATTCTTAGGCCACATAATACGTTGTAGTTCTACAGTGTCACCGTTAGCGATTGCTGCTTGTAATGAGGCCATTGCCGCGGTATCAATTGTGTTATTGGGCGATGAAGGTGGTGGGAGTGTGTTATTGGGCGAGACTGGTGCTTGTGGTCTACAATAATCCGCAAGCTTGAGTAAGTCGGACGTTGAAAGTATCGATAGGACGGCCACACGTCGCTTGTATTCCATTTTTCCTATCAAACCGTTAGAATATGCGGCATCGAGGCTTTCGAGCTTCCTGTCGTCTCTCATGGCCTTATTTATGCGTCGTTCGATAATTACGCCGGTCTTGTTAAACAAACGCATGAAATCGTGGGTCTTTTCATACCGGCATCGTAATTCGGACCGGGCTTTAGCTATTTGGGCTGCGCTATTCTTTTTTAATCGTTCCAAGTGTTCAATAGTTTCATCTACGTTGAACTCTTCGTTTAGGATTCTTTTAATGGTAATCATGTCTTTACCATACTGGGCTACGAGCCTGTAGAAGGTAGGTCTCATAGCCATGATTAGTTTTTGTGGTTCTGGTCTTCGTTCTGGTTTATTTGCCATATAAAAACATATTAGCATATTGATTATCCGAACACAATGGTGTATAGTATCTTATGTAAAGAACACAGAACCAATAACAATTAAGCGTAGTAGTGCTGGTATAATCCATTAGATTGATGGGCGAATTATGCAAGTCGATTAAGGCATTTCGCTACCGGCGCCATACGCTTAATCGGTATAATTAACAAAATAACAACTAAAGACTCTTGGAAAAGAGAACCCCTCATACCGATAACGACATGAGGGTGAACTCAGAACCTAACATAACATTTATAGTGTATATGGTAGAAATCCTCGTGTCAACAAAATTGGAGGGGCGAATGCTTATAAGATCTAATACTTACGTAAAGGTTACGACGGCCAGACATGGTGAGAAAACCGTTAAAGTAAAGAAAGATTTTCATACTACCGATAAAGAAGGATATGCTCATTTATGGTTAGGCGATCACAATGAGTGGGTCATCAAGATTAGTATGTGTGAGTTTGAACCGGTAAGTGGTGATGTGAGGCTTGATGATGAATGTTGAATATAAGGTAGAATCCGAGAGGGTCATTGCTTTTAGGCCAGAGATAGCTAAAATACTTGGGTCTAATGATGCCGCGATAATATTCCAACAGTTATGTCATTGGAATAAATACGCTAAGCGGAGTGATGGTTTTATCTATAAGACATCTAGCGAATTACTTGAAGAAACTAATATTAGTGAGCGTAAACAACGCAAGGCTCGACAAATATTAATTGATGCTGGTTGGATTGAAGCAGAAAAGAAAATGGCTAATGGTGCTTACACCTGGCACTACCGAGTTTTAGTCGTTCCACATACGGTGTTGACCTCTCGAACTGGCAATATGCCAGTACGTAACAGCGATTCTGCCAGTACCATAACAAAGAAGACACATGAGAATAAACTTTCGTCGGAAATGGTTGAGAATGTTGAGAAATTATATAAAGGTTGGTTAATTGAAATGGTAATTGGAATCCAGGCTTGGATGGTAGCTAACGAACAGGATCGTATTTCGTTACTGGAAACAGCTAAAACTAAAGTAAGGCTTACGGATGGACGGAAGACAAAGATGGCCGCCAGACTTGACAGTTTAGGATTTGAAGTATGTGCTAAGGCTATTAAACATATCGGTATGAGTGATTTCCATAAGGGATTAGTTGATGGTGTTAGAAAACCTAACGCTTGGAAAGCTACGATCGAATGGCTATTTAACAAAGATGAAAAAGTAGAGGAGTTTGCAAACCGATGAGTAACAATCTATGTGATACGGATCAGCAGGATGATGAAAATTTTAATAACGCTATTAATTCAGTAGAAGGAGAAAAGATTGTATGATAATAACTGACTTATTCAAATTCACCGGCGAAGATGGCAGTATGGGTTTTTGCAATGGTGAGATATACCTGTTAAAAATAATGGCTGGTAGCAGTAATATATTAATAACCACTTCGTCCCCAACAGCTATGGAAAGGTGGCAAGTCTGCCCATATGATAGCTGGTTCTCGTTCTTTCAAAATTGGGAGAGAGTGTGATGACGACTGAAGATTATAAAGTTGGGCATACTACTAAAAAGTTAATTAACCTTAAACCGTTTGGGTTCGGGAATTATTACTTTGGTATTGATCCGGCTACGCCACAGGGGGATTACGGGTGTGTGACAACCTGGAAAAAGGTAGGCAAGTTTAGAAAATTACTAAGACGATTAAAACTAGATCGTTCGACATGGGAATATAAAATAGTTAATCAGGAGTTTATAAAATGAAACCAGCAAAAAAAGTTTTAGGTGGAGTGTACAAAGTAATTGAATCTTTCGGTATATTCAATGAAGGCGAGAATATATATTTGGTGGAAGACGATGGGGCTGATGTCGCATATTTTACCAAAAACAAAGACCGCACTGACGGAACCCAACTTTATTTATGCTCTATGTCAAGTGTTGAGTTTATTGGAGGCCCACAACCAGATTTTGATAAATTGCCGATTGGCACTAAACTTTGGAATAAAAAACTTGGATATAGAGTCGAAGTTATAAACTATCTTAATTATGAGGTAATCCAAAATAATAAAACTGGATCTCTAGATATCAATTGCATTAAAAATTATTATTCACTCACCCCACCAGAAACAGTCACAATCAACGGTAAAAAATATAAAGTCACTGAAGAATTAAGTAAGATTTTATATGAGTTAGAAGAGGTTGAATAATGAAAATATTTACTGGACAAAAACTTGGTGATTGGTGGAAAGTTTACGGACTATGGATTGGAAATGTTTTTATAGGCGTAAGCATAATCAATGATGAGGTTAAACAATGAAACAATATAAAGTTCTAAAAGAAATGATTAACGCCCCAGTAGGAACGATATTAAGCGACCAGCCTAGCCTTTCTTTTCTATCGGACAGTATTGGTAATAAGCCGATTTTTAAGAATGATATTAAATATGCTATTGAACAAGGTTTCATCGAACTATACACCCCAGAGCCTAAACATTGGCGAGCAAAACCAGGAGGTGATTTTTGGTACATTGATGAGAATGGCGACGTTCAAAAAGGAAAAGATCGGCGTAATGGTGATTGTGATGTTATATATAATTCAAATAATTATTACCGTACCAAAGCCACAGCCGAGCTAGTAGCTAAAGCCCGTAAGCTAGAGCTTGAATGGTTGCATGATAAAGAAGCTCTTATGATTTACTCTGCTGCGAAATTCAATGATAAAATTGTCATATTGCGTAGTGCTATGGACGAAGCTCGAAAAGCTGTGTTACTGGATGATGGTAATGAGTAACAAAACTAAGACATCACTAGCAGTATTTGTAATATCTATAATAGTTGGCCTTAATGTTGCTTATGAAAATTATGGTAGTGGTGCATTCTTATTCTCCTTCACGTTATTCAATTTTTTAGTAAAAGGGTTTAATCTAACTTGGAAAGGAAAAGATTTAGATGAGTAATAATACAATAAAAGCAATGTTGCTAAATGATTTAAAAGTAATCGGGCTAGACAATGAAAATTGTGACCCTGATTTATGGGAGATAGACTTAAGCGGTGTAAATAAATTAGAGCATGCTATTGAGCAGTTAATTGCCAAAGAACGGCTACAAGCTAGGATTGATGAGCATAAAAAAATAATAGGTTATAGTAATAAGCTTAGTTTAGAGTATGGCGATAACTATGTTAAGCGCCTATACAAAATAATGAAATACACAGAAAAGTCTATCGCTGACCTCAAAAAGCAACTAACTCAACCTACCAACCAGCCTACCGAAAATAATCTCGGTACTGTTGATGGAGGAGGGGAATAATGACATCAATAGAATTTAATTTGCTAATGTGTAAGACATACGAAGAAGTAAAAAAGGCTTGGAAGGAGTTGTAATGGATAAAGAACTACAGGATAAATGTATAGATATCCAAGTCTTGGCTAAACTAGATGACAAAGCGTGGGAGAAGCAATTTGGTAATGAGGGTGGTTTATATGGTTATATAATCACTCTAATATCAAAGACTGTTAATGAAGTTATAGGTAAAGACGAGATAGACCAGAACGAAGAAGTGGCTATGTGGAATAACCCAGACGTACCAGAATATGTTGACGATTATATGGCTATGGAGCGCAACCAGCTCAGAAAAGAGCAGCGTAAACATCTAGCAGAGCTATTAAATAAGAAAGAAGAAAACTAATGAAAATATTTAAAATAGAGTTTCATAAAGTAGACTGGGATCAATACGATAGCTTTGTAGTTATTGCTAACAACCATGTTGAAGTTATAGATTTAATAAAGAATAAATATCCTGATAGCGAATGGAGAGAAGTTGATTTCTCTGGTGGTTATAAAATATCTGAAATAAAATTAGATGATATTAAAGAGCCAACTATAATTTTGGGAAGCTTTAACGCTGGATAAATTATGATGATTGAAGATTTAGAATTATTCGAATTATGCAAAAGTGTTTACGAGAAGCTTGGGTGGAAAGGCGAATTTGTGTCTTGGATACAAAATGGAAAAACGGTTAGCACGATACATAAGAACCACCCTGAATACTATGGCATAGTAGAAACAGACTATGTTTGTCCACTATATACATCTGATTATCTTTTAGAAAAATTATATTTTGTTTTATTTAAAGGGAAACGCAAACACATATCATTAATATTTGAAGAAGATGGTAGCTACTCAATAGATGCTGATGATATTTATAATGGTCCACGATTAAATGTACAAAATGCTGATACCACATTAAAAGCACTCCTAAAACTAACCATAAAACTAGCCGACGAAGGCATGATAACGAAAGGTGGCAGTGATGAGTAAATACTACGGTAAAAATATCACACCAATTTTAGATGAGATAGCTCAAGCTATGTGGGAAATTGATTCCCGCGATAAGACGGAGCCATACGAGTACGGTGACACAGCGTTGCGATCGGCTTGTAAAATAATGATGTCGGTTTGCACAGATAAGCTTTGGAACAAGCAGGAGGCTGAAAATACTTCATTTGATGAACGTTGTGTGCAAGCTAGCGCTTTAGGCAATGATTTCAGAGAGTTTATTAAAAAGCATTTAGGTGTCGATAGTCATGATTTTTATAAGTCAGATGATGATAAATCGATAACGAAAGGAAATAAAAAATGAACGATAACATATTTGGAAAATTGATTAGTGTAGCATCTATAATAATTTTTATAGCTATCTTTTTGGTAATCGGAGCGCTTGTAGTGGGTTGCGTTGAAATCACAAAAATAAAATATAACGGCACTTGTAAAGAAATGGAAAACTGGGAAGTAAGTGAGTTGCCGGCTAGATGCTATAAAGAATTTAGGGTTGATAAGTAATATGAGAAAAATAAGAATAATTACTGACACACACTTTGGCCATAGCAATATGATCCAATATTGTAGAAGACCGGTAGCTTTTTCAGAAATAATATTAAGCAACCTTATAAAAGAGTATAAGCCTGGTGATATAATGATCCATTTAGGCGATATTTGTATAGGTAGTGACGCATATTGGCATAGAAAGTTAGTGGAATCTACGCCTGGAGTAAAACGTATATTAGTACGTGGGAACCATGATAAAAAATCCGATAGTTGGTATATGGACCATGGTTGGGATTTTGTTTGTGAAAATTTTGTTATGTATTATTCAGGCAAAAAAATAGTGTTTAGTCACCAGCCGACCATATTAGCCAGAAACGATATAAATATCCACGGACACTTTCACAATCATTTGAATCGTTTGTTGAGTCGTGAATGGGCAGTAGAAGGAGAGGAAGAGCGTAACCATTATGTTTTGAATGATCTTACCGTGAACCATGTGAATATATCTATGGAGGAAAGCAATTATCATCCAGTATTATTATCAAAGGCGTTAGCAATGAGGGAAAGGCAGATAAAAGAGTGGATAAACAAATAACGGTAACCGTAAAATCAGAGTCTCTAGCGAATGCTATCGATCGTTACAAAGGTGGTTTAGACGATGTGCTATCTGACATACTAAAAACTGTAATTGGTGATTATGAGAATGTGCTGTTGTGCAAAGACTGGAGCGATAGGAATAGGGTCTATACTCGCAACGGTTTTAGAAAAACAGCGCTGACAAACCTTAAGAAGTGGATGGAAGGAGAAATAATATAATGCCATTTTCGTATACTATGATCGAAACACCAGAAGAACCAGGTAATAATTATATCGAGGCTCTAAAGAAATATTTGATAAAGAACCCAAATTATTTATGGGATGGTAATAACCAAATGGTGTCATGGGATTATTTCTGTGGCAGGAATGAGAAATCAGACCGTGATCATATATTAATGCCAGGTGAGCTGTTCTTATGCGATTTAGTTTGTGGACAGTTATGGATCGGTAGGATGAAACGCCGAGGGTATGTTAAGGTGGCGCTTATTAGCGAAGATATGAAGAAAGATTATGGCAACTATTATAATGGATACGCTAAGTTACCTAAACTTTCTGTTAAAAAAGTTAAGATAAATACTGGAGAACACGGTAAATGAAATTTTTTAGTACATTTAGTGGAATAGGAGGATTCGAAATTGGAATACAAAATGCTTACCGAAGTAAGGTCAGAGGAGAGCAAGCGAATCCGTCGGGAGACGAAGGACAGGGATTTTTCACCGAGGAGGGGGAAAATACTAGTTCCGAGGACGGACGGATTGGTAAACGCCCTACAGACTTCATTAACGAAAGACCACTATGTGTTGGTTACTCCGAAATCGACAAATACGCAATCAAAGTTTACGAAAGGCACTTTAATCATGAAAACTACGGCGATATCACAAAAATTAACGCAGACGAACTCCCAGACTTCGACTGTCTTGTCGGAGGATTCCCCTGTCAGGCTTTTAGCATCGCTGGTAAGCGGGGAGGGTTTGACGATACAAGAGGGACACTGTTCTTTGACCTTGCGAGAATACTGCGAGCAAAACAACCTAGACTATTCGTCTTTGAAAACGTTAAAGGACTTCTCAGCCACGATGGTGGAAAATCTTTTAAGACCATCGTCCAAACGATTGATGAGTTGGGGTACGATTGCCAATGGCAAGTGCTTAACAGTAAGAATCACGGAGTTCCCCAGAACCGAGAACGTATTATCATTGTCGGACATCTTAGAGGAACATCCCGACCAGAAGTATTTCCTATCACAGGAAGTGGCGAACAAACTGTTAATGAAGTTGAAGTAGCCGGAACACTTGAAACTGATGGCTGGGAGAAACGATTTGAGCAGATTAGACGTGTCCACTCAACAGGCGGCATTAGCCCAACTATCCCAACTGGAACTGGCGGTGGTGTGATGACGAAAGTATTGGAAAATACGCGAATACGTCGGTTAACACCTCTAGAGTGTGAGCGGCTACAAGGTTTCCCTGATAATTGGACAAAACTAGGGGTTGGCGATTGGGCGGAAGACAGAAGTGGCAGGCTGTTCGTTGAGATGAGCGATTCACAACGCTATAAAATGTGCGGTAATGCTGTAACCACTAATGTTATCCAAGCAGTTTTTGAGATGATATTTGCTAGTGTATAGGTGTTTGAGATGGTTAAATTAGGGAATGAGGTTGAAGATATCGCTACTGGGGTAACTGGAATACTGATATCTAGGTGCGAACACTTGGATGGTCATGTTGAATGCTCAATACGTAGAACAGATAGTAGTGGGAATATAATAAATGATTGTGTACCTGAAGTTTATTTAAAAGAAATAAGTGAAGGAGTATACGTTAAACCGATCAAAAATGAAATGGGATTTAAATGTATAAATTAAGATATTACCAAACAGAGGCTTCTAATATAGGTATTAAAAACCTAACTAAGAATAATCCTCAGCCTTTTGTGTTGCAATTAGCTACCGGGGCCGGGAAATCATTAATCATTGCTGATATGGCCAGCAAATTAGATGGGAAAGTGCTTGTTTTACAACCATCTAAAGAATTAGTCGTGCAAAATCATTCTAAGATGATAAGTTATGAGCCAGATTTTGAGGTTGGTATTTATTCCGCGAGTGCCGGATCGAAAATAATTGGTAAAGTTACTTATGCCACTATCGGCAGTATTGTGAAAAAACCAGAGTTATTCATGGATATAAAATATGTGATCATGGATGAGTGCCATTTGCTGAATCCTGGTAATGAAGATGGTATGTACACTAAGTTTTTTAAAGCTATCGATTGTAATAGAGTTTGTGGGCTAACTGCTACTCCATATAGGGCGAAACAACGATTCTATTATGATGATGGACAGAAATATTACACAGCTCAGTTAGCTATGATAAATCGCATTCACCCCTTCTTTTTCAAGAGTATTGCATATAAACTTGAGACTCAGGAGTTAATCGATAAAGGATTTTTATGTCCTATATTGTACCGACACGTTAATCTTGGGTATATGGGTGATTTAGAAATTAATAAAACTGGGTCGGAATACACAGAAGAAAGTATCGAAAAATTTTGGAAGAGCGATGAACGATTAGAGAAGTTAGCTAGCGTTATACAGATGATAGATTCTAAGTGTCAACGTAATTTGATATTCTGTTCATCTATACTCCAAGCTAAACGAGCGCGTGAGATGCTCTGTGAGATGGGTATTAGCGCCGAAATGGTTACTGGTTCAACTTCAGACAAAGAACGCGACAGGCTCGTGCAGGACTATCGTGACGGCAAATTTAAACACATGTTGAACGTTGGAGTATTTACGACTGGGTTTGATGTTCCAGAATTAGATTCTGTTGTGCTAGCAAGACCGACTATTAGTTTGTCATTGTATTATCAGATGGTAGGCCGTGGCGTTAGGCTTGATCCTAGTAGACCAGAAAAGAAGTTGCGAGTATTTGATGTTGTCCAAGTAACAAGAAAGCTTGGACGTGTTGAGACAATAAAAGTGCAAAAGGAGGTTGACCCAAAAACAGGTAAGAAAACTTGGATGGACGAGGTAGTGTCAGAAGCAGGTAGAATGACTAATGTACCGCTATTCACATATGCGGTTAATGATAAGGAGTGATTGTGGTAAGTAGTGGATTAACAGATAAAGATATAGCAGAAGTTATACTTATGGAGAAGCTAAAAATTTCCGTATCTATAGCGCTTGGGCGTAGTATGCTAGATGAAATGCAACTTTCAAGTAGTTTTGATTGTATTATTGGTGCCTTTGTTAATAAGTTGCAAACTTATGTGACAGCCTCAAAATTAGCCGATGATAAATATAGCTGTTATTTTTATCATAAAGAATATACTTCATGGTGGCAACATTTTAAGCAAGACGTTATGCCTAAGTGGTTTGTTAGAAAATTCCCGGTTAAGACTAAAACTATAAAAAGTAAGCGCACCGTAAAATTCACTAGGTATGCTACCTACCCGATGAGTAATGTTATACTAAAAAAAGACAATGATTTATTCTATAAGTTTGGTGGCGTAGAAGTAATAAAAGATATAGTTGAGGAGAAAAGATAATGGACGGATTCAATAAACAAGAAACTATTGAAAACTACAAAATAGGTTATCGTAGACAATCAGCCGGATCTTTATTTTGGCGTAGAGTAGCCTTTATATATAGGTATGGGTCAAAACACATAATAAGTTGTATGGAATCATTTTTTGACAAACACCCATCAGGATGGGGTGAAGTTGCGTCTACTAAAGAAATGGAGGCTATGAACAAAGACTTAATGAAATTTTGGGAACCAGTATCACTAATGAAAAATGCTAAAGATATGGAGTGGAGATTATAATGGAAAACGATATTAAATTAAACAAATTTATCGAGGGTGAGTTAGTACAGCTATCACCGCTTGAGAAGCGTAGTATTGAGCTTAAGGCTGAGGCTGATTCTGTTAAGATAAACGATAAAGACACTCTCAAAGAAGCTAAGAAGATCAAGAAGGCTTTAGTGAGCCACCGTACATCAGTTAAAGATATGCGTCTCACATTCACGCGTAAACTTGATAACATGAAAGACCAGTTTATTAAAAAACAAGATGAAGTTCTCGAGGCATCGATTGCTGGTGAAGCAATTGTCAAAGAAAAAATTGATGATTACGAAAAAGAACAGAAACGGTTAAAAGAAATTGAAGAGAATCGCGTTAAAGATATTGTCAGTAAATTCACCATACCGGAGCTTGACCGTAAGGTAACTACTAAAGAAGATGTGGCACGTGCTAGGGCGGCTATCAAGATGGAACTTGGTTTATTAGACCCTAAAGATAGGGCTAAAGTAGCTATTAAAAACCAAGTTGCAGTAGTGCGTGAGTGGTTAGACGAACTTGATCAATTTATTACCGATCGTGACGAACAGGCTCGGGTAGCTGAAGCACAACGTATTGAGCAAGAACGATTAGATGCTGACCGTAAGAAACTAGAGGACGAAAAGGCTGCTGCTCAAGCGCGTATTAACGAAAAACTAAAAGAGCAAGAAGATGATGGCTTGAGAACGCTTAAGGATGCCACAGATGACTCCCATCAAACTATTATGGACGGTGCCGAAACAGGTTTAGAAATGTCAGCTAATGGTATGGTGGCCGATCCAATTGTGATACCCGACCATGATCATGATCAAGTCCACATTGGAATTGATACTGGTATAGGTGAACTTTATACACATGAAGGTGTAAGCGCCATAAACAGCATAGCCTCTCGTATGGGCGAAAAAATGGCTAACGAAACCGATAAAAGAATTCGGCAACTTCTTATAGAAAATGGGATTAGTGTGCATGAGGACGATATGACGACAACTCTTAACGAGATGAATGAATCTGGGTATAGATTAATCAAAGAAACAGATGGCTATTACGGTGTGCGGACTACTAGGTATACCCTAGTAAAAGTTATAGATAAGATAGACATTTCATTCAATGTAGAAACTAATATGGGAGAAATTTAGGGGAATTAATATGCAAGATCAATTAAGCGATACATATAACCCGATGGATAAATTAAAGGATGGACAATTCCCAGATGATTCAATCACTATTGTAATCAAATGCGGTGGTCGTACATACTTTAGGGGTGTTAATCTTGAAGATACCCAAGAAAAGACTGCTAAAATGTGCAAGGTTCTTATGCAACAGGTAGTCGATACTGTGGATGCTAAAGGTTTGAAATCTGGTGGTAGCCGGTTCGACCCTAATATTAAAGGCAAAGATAATGAATAATTTTGGTCATTTTATGGCGGTAGTAGCCAGTATAATATTAGGAGTAATTATCATATTTTCGATAGTATTCACTTACGCGTATGCTATGAATAATATTGATTATGACACCATAAATACTCCACTAACTATTAACTAGAAAAGAGAACCTAACATGGCATTTATGACAGCTACAGACTGGAACGCTATTAAATGGTACGCTTCAAACTTTAGCTATACAGTTAAAGATATGGTAGAAGGACCAATGATAGTTTTCCGAGATACTTCTAATAATAAAGTAAAAGTTAACCTACACGATATAAAAATGAAATATAATAAATATAAAAAAGATAAGTCTAAGAATAAACTTAAGGAGTCAGCATGAACGAAGTACTATCTAAACCTAATTTTTTACAAACTATCTTAGTGAAGATCGTTGTATGCTTCAATATATTATCTAGCCGTAGCTTCCTTATAGTGACTGAAAGAATGTCTAAGGGATTAGTTATGGATTGTGACGCGTCTAGCATGCTAGATATGAATGATGTCAACGTACAGAATCTAAGGCTATTGAGCATACAATGGACTCGTATGAGTGGAGAAAGTAAAAATGAAAATAATTAAAGTTGGTAAATATACTGTTATGCGCCATTGGTTCAAGTGGTATTGGCTGAAGCAAGACAATGGTGGGTCGTCAGATGAATGCAATTATCTATACCCAATAGATTTTCCGAAAGAGATAGAATAAAGCTATGGGTAATGAGGAAGTGGTAGTAATTCCTCAGGCTGTTGAGTCTGAAAAAGCGATCATAGGTACTTTAATGACCGATGGAAGATCAGCTATGAAGATGATACAGCACATATTAACAAGAGATGATTTCTTCGATAGAAAATTGTCAGTTATATGGAGGGCTTCAGAGTATTTAATGAAACGAGACAAGGATATTGACTTGATAACTTTGTCAGATTTCTTAAGTATCAAAGGTTATATAGATAGCGTCGGTGGTGCGGCAGGATTAGCTAGTATGAGTAACTGTTATGTTGGTCTTAATATGCTTGTTAACCATGCTAAGATCGTATCTGACAGGGCTACAGCTCGTAGAATAATTAAAGCAGCTAGTGACATAGTAGTTAAAGCTAGGGTGGCTGATGATATGGACACATTCATTAACGATGCTGAAAGAAGTCTAAAGGGCGTTACTAAGAGCAGCGCTAGGTCGCAAAGCAAATTATCTATAGTTGATCTAGACGAGTGGAGAGAAATAGCACGTAATACGGCGCCACCTAGCGGACAAATACGTGGCCTAAGCCTAGGTTACCAATGTATTGATGATATGACCGAGGGGTTTGAGCCTGGTGAGGTTATTGTCCTCACCGGACATACTAAGCATGGTAAATCAAAGTTAGCGGCTAACTTCGCTTGGAACGTTGCCAAAGAAGGCAAGAATGTGCTGTTTATCAATACCGAGATGACCAAACTACAGGTGGCTAGGCGTATGAATGCCATGACTAAAGAGGACAAGACTTTATCTGGTAAGATATACATAAACGATCGAGCAGATTTAGATTCGAGAGACGCTACAGCTCTTATGGAAAGTGCTAAAGAGATGGGCGTTGATATGGTTATCATAGATCACCTTCACTTCTTTTCAAGGTCTACAGACAATCAGACCAATGAGATAAGCAAAATAACCAAAGAGTTCAAAGAGGCAGCGGTGCAACTAGAACTACCATTATTGCTCTTGTGCCATATCCAGCAAGGCGATACTAGCCGTAGACCAACGTTACAAATGCTTAAAGGGTCTAGTTCGATCGCACAAGATGCTGACGTAGTCATGACAGTATGGAGAGATGATAGACCAAACGCACCCGACCCTTTCAAGACGGAAGTTATAAGGTTGGCGCACAGGTCGGCTGAGCGTGCTGTTACTAGAGTTGTATTATATGGTGACGGCATGAGGTTATTAGAGCATAGGCCACCTACCACAGACCAGCAAAAGAAGTGGGCTGAAGATGCAGAAAGGATGATAGGCGGTAAGAAAGATGACGAAGATTTGGAAGCCGGATGGTAGTAAATCGATGGATATCACCGATACTGAATTGATGGTGGTTAAGGCTATGCTGTGTTTCTTAAAAGATGATAATTGGCAAATACCTCAAGACTATAAAATAAGACTCGGCAATAGGATGATACCAGTTCGAGAGATATCATTAGAAAAGCCCCAACCTAAGCCCAATATGGCACTAGATATTGACTTTTAGTCCGAACTAAGCTAAGATGGGAGTATCGTTGTTAAGAATAGCGGTAGTTTAATTAAAATATTGCGTGCATGGATGGCGTTGGTGGTGAGCTATATATGGTAATATCAATTTGGCGCTAACGCCTTTCGTGTACGCAATATAAAGAACTTTAACAATTCAATATTAAACAGGCTATCTGGGTAAGGTTATTAATACATTTAGTGTTAGTGTTATGCCACCCCCTTACTCAGGTTGCCTGTTTAATAGGCTAGGAAGGTTGTTAAATGCAAGAAAAATTTGTTGAACCCCAAACTCAAGAGGAGTTCATTAAGAAGGCATCTGACGTAACACCTATTGGAGCAAAGAGCGTAATCCAAGGTCTCAAGAACGTGCTTAAGAAAAAAGTCGGTCCAATTGAGGCGGAAATAAAATTCTTTGAAGAAGTGGTTGTTTACAAGGAGACTGGTCAGTTGCCGGAAAGATATAAAAAATAATGGCAAGAGCAAGGAAACGGAACCTATCACCTCGCGATGCTAAACGTCTTAAGACTCTTCGTGAAAACAAAAGCGCTGCTCAAATAAGCGCTGATGCACGAAGAGCTGGTAAGATGTCTGGCGGCCATTTCACTAGTGAGAGTAGCCGTAAGGCTAACGCTATACGCTGGGAAAGATGGAGGCAAGAGGAGATCAGGCGACAAGCAGAGAATGACGAGGAGGATTATTACTCACGATGAACAAAGAACCTAACATAACAGAACCAGATAAAAAAAGTAACCTAGTAAGTGATATTAAAACATTTGCTTCTAACGCCTTAGCATGGGCTTGTATGATGAGCAAGACCATTATAGCTCTAATATTTATATTCAACAGTATATCTATCGGGTTATATGGGTTTGGTTTAGTCAACCCATCAAGGTACGTGTCATCAGTGTTCGGGGCTATATCGATTGCATTTGCAGTCGTAGTCTTGACCACACTGGTACATGCAGGAGTAAAAAGCCAACCAACTACTAAAAGGAAAAAATAATTATGGTAACCAAAGAAAACCCTGTGGAAGGGAGACTCACAGACGAAGAACGTGAGTCGAGGCTCAGAGCCTCTCGTAAAGTAACAGTTAAAATGAGACGTGAATACCGTGATATGGTTCACTCTAAAATAGCTGAAGATAAGGCAAGTAAATGGGCTGCTAAACATAAAAAGCCACACACTGAGGCTTATGAAGATATGTCCAAAGTTAGCTCATACAAGCCTCTAAATAGGGCTGGACGTAGAAAATTCGCTAAGCTGATGAATGTCTTTAAGATATCAAATGGCTGGAAACATTTTAACAATAATTATTCAAATAAGTTTGGTATTAGGGACGACCACGTAGAAGATGATTACTCTTCAAGTGTTATGCCAACTAATATTAAAAGTAATGTTGAACAGGCATTAGAGAATGCTAAAGTAAATAAGAAAGAAGGAGAAACTAAATAATGGCAAACCCATACGATCACGAACCACCGGTATCAACAGGAATTTATTTTAAATTTGTTGATGGCCACGAACATAAAATCAGGATTGCAAGTGATCCAGTAATCTACACTAGTTCATACCAAGGCCAAAACCCACGAGAGATGTATGCCTGGATTATATTTGATACTGAGCAAAAAGTAGCCCAAGTATTGCAATTACCACCATCAGTATACCGACAAATCAAAGGCTATGCTAAAGATGAAGATTACGGTGACCCTAAACAATATGGATTTAAGATCACTCGTACTGGTCAAAAGTTTGATACTAAGTACGAATTGAAACCATCCCCTAAGAAGATCCCTTTGGATGAAGCATTCCCAGAAGCTGCTGAAATGGTTGCTAAAATCGATCTTATTGCTTCAGTCGAAAAAGGCCAAGGGAATTCAGATGTTGAATGGCTTGATGGCTCTAAAGAATATACACCAGTATGTAGTGAAGAAGACGCTCAACTAGAAGAGCCATTCCCAACAAACCCTAGGGAAGACGATAGCGAAGAAGGCTGGTAACGCCTATGAATGAGCTTGAGCAGTGGAAGAATGATATTTGGGAGTATAATAAGAACTACGAAGCAATAGAACTTAGGATCAAAGAACATTCCAACACTGCTCTAAAGCTTCTTCGTAGACCAATCCCCCATCCAGATGTTGCTACTGAATCAGCGGAGCTAAGCCTCCTACTGGAAAGACTTGTCGAAGTCTGTGCAGAAGCATCATATAATTACCGAGGTGTAAAAAATTTTTATGAAGTTACTCTGATGAAACGAAAGTTATCTATCATGAGAAACGAGGAGAAGAAAATCGCCGCTAATGTAGCTGAAGCTGAAGCCGTAATAGCATCTGCGACAGAGTTTAGCCTGATGAACGAAGCCGAAAGGTATAAAGAAACATCAGACAAACGATACTCGGCAACCGAAAGGTTGATCGAAAGTATACATATAAGGCTTAATTATGGAAACAAACCATAAAATAGTAGTCAAGATTACTCACTCAAGATGTAAGATTGACGTTCAAGTAGATAAGTTACTTGATTACGAATTAACAGACATAGGTCCAGCACATTACAATCCAATGGGTGGTGAGATACGAAGCGATACTCTCATTATAAGTACTATAACATCCGGGCTATTGATATTTATGGTATCGGTAGCTATGATAGTGTTTAATGGCTAAACAAGAATTATTCATACCAGTGAGGATGCCCGGTTTAAATGAGTTCATAGGTGCAACTAGCAAAAGTAGATTCAGTGGTGGCGCTATGAAAAAGGAGTGGACTGATCTAACGGTTAGTTACGCTGGGGTTAACAAGTTAGGCAGGTTCACTGAACCTATATGGGTAGATTTTCACTGGTATGAACCAAACTTAAAAAGAGATAAGGATAACGTAGCTTTTGCTAAAAAATTCATATTAGACGGTCTACAAAAGGCTGGTGTGATAAAAAATGACAATAACAAAGGTATACTTGGCTTCACCGATCATTTCCATTATGAAAGTAAATTAGCTGGCGTAAACATAATAATGAGAGAGATTGAAGATGGAAGCACTAATATATTGGATGGCAACAACAAGTGATATAGAACTATGGGCGTTCTTATCATCAATGTTTATAGCTGCAATATTACTAATAATAAGTCTTAGGAGGGATTCATTAAATGTCAAAAAGAAATCGGGAATTCGGGCCACTATACCAACACGCGAAAGCGGAACTGGAATTAGCTGGCGTAACCCAAGGAAAAGGAAATATCGACCAGAAATTAATGTCAACAACATTGAAATTAGTTGATGTTTTAGAAAAAAATTCTCCAACAGAATTTATCAAAACTACAATACTTAATATATTTAGAGTATTGTCGGTTGGAGAATTACTAGGTAAACCTACTGATAACCCCGACGAATGGCTACCAGCTGAAGGGTTAGAAGGCGGAATCTTATATAACAAACGATGCGATAATTACTTCTCGCGCGATGGTGGTAAGACATGGTTCACAGCGCAGGGTAACTATGGTATATCCGATAAATTCGGTAAGGACAACGATCATGGCAACCAAGAAAACATTTAACTTAATGAAGGCTAGCGACCTTCCTGAACAAGAATACCTCCCCACTGGTATACCTGGATTAGATGAGGTAATAAAAGGGTTCCCTCGTAAACAAATAACCGAGATATATGCTCTAGAAAAAGTTGGTAAGACAACATTGACTTTAATGGCTATAGCTAAACTTACCCAAGAAAAGAAAAAGGTTATATTCGTCGATGCTGAGAACTCATTTAACAAGGACAGAGCGGCCGCGTTAGGCGTAGACCTATCTCAACTCATTATAGCTAAAGAATTCATCCTAGAGGACGTGGCACAGCTAATATTGGACAATATATCCGAGTGTGAAGCTATCATTATAGACTCACTGCCACAGCTGATACCAAGGCGTGAGGAGGCCGGAGAGTTTGGCGATGCCAATATTGGCGTAAAAGCTAAGGTTATAAATGAACTATGCCGTCGTGTTGCTATACCACTATCTAAAAGTAATTGTGCTGCTATATTCATTAATCAAATGCGTCCTAATGTTGGTGCCGGACCATATGACCAGAAGTATGTAATACCTGGTGGGTGGGCTATGAAGTACGCTGCGGCGTTGAGGCTTGAGTTAAAGCGTAACAACTCGACTGATCTAGTTATTAAAACAGTCAATGGTGTTAAGATGCAAATCGGTCATACTGTTCATTGTAAGGTTGTTAAGACTAAGAATGGACCATACGAGGGTAAGGTAATTGATTATAAGCTTATGTACGAATCTACCCCAGTAAAACCAGAGACTGAAGAAATAACAGACAAAAAAACAGGGGAGATAAAAGTTAAGGATGCAAAAAAGCGAACAAAAAATAAGTAACGAACATCTAGAGAACCTTCACATAAATAATAAACGGATGTTCAAAGAGTTACAGAAACCATGCGCCGATTGCAATATAGTCTGGCACCCATTAGTAATGACATTCGACCATGTTGACCGTAGCCAGAAATACAAATCTCCATCGGCTTTAAGAACATACAGCCCAGCGGTATTCGAGGCAGAGCTAGCTAAATGTGATGTAGTTTGTAGAAACTGCCATCAAATAAGAGAGTACTTAAGGGATCTTAACATACAAGAAATAAATGATAAGAACGTTCCTAGGTATAAATATTACCACAAGCTTATCCCGTATCTATGTGGTGGTGCAATGCTACGGCGTGATGCTTATGATTTCGTACCGATAGGTAATGTATGAAACGCAACCCACTGAAAAATACTGGTGGGTTACGAGGCGGTGGGTTGCAGAAAACCTCCAAGCCAATTAATAAATTAGGTAGAATATATCATGAGCGTAAACAACGCAAAATTGAATGGGAAGAAAAACACCCACCATTAACTGATAAATATGGTAATAAATATTACAAATGTCATATATGTGAGTACTTTGGAGAGCCGATAGATATATCATATGTGATGTATGAAAAGTATGTTTTAGAGCATAAAGTCCCTAAAGGCAGGTTGTCACTTGAAGAGTCACAACTGGATTCTAATTTAGGGCCAGCACATATTCATTGTAACAATGAGAAAGGATCACGATTATTATGCGAAATGGAAATGTCACCAATGAGTTGCATCCCAAACCCAAACATAAAATAAATAATATGGTTTCGATATGGTAACTAAATTAATCTCAGTCGTAGTAGTATCGGCCATAACATTTGTTGTCGGAATGTCGCCAGAAATAGCTGTGTTTGCAAAATCTGATATACCAGCCGTTAATTTAGAGCAAAAGATGAATAAGAACCCATCTTCTAAATTAGAATCCCATACAGAGCCTCTCATGGCTTCGGTGGCAATAATACCACAGCCAAAAATAATACCCACCCCTGTTAGCAATAAAGACATAATATGGAACCGGTTGATAACAGAAGGTTTCAGCGCTGAACAAACTGCCGGAATAATGGGGAATCTTCAACAAGAGCATAATTTCAATACTAGCTTAGAGCCTGGCGGTTTAGGAATCGCGCAATGGACAAACAATCGAATGGATAATTTGCTAGCTAAAAATAACCCATACGATATAAACACTCAACTAGATTTCTTGATGGAGGAATTAAACGGTGGGTATTCAAATGTAAAACAATTAATATTACAATCTGATTTATATGGATCAACTATAAATTTCCAGAATCATTTTGAGAGATGTGGTATATGTATGGAGAGTAACCGATTACAGTATGCACGATCGATACTAGATATCTACACAAAAAAATAAGCCCCGAGAATTGTGGGGCTTATTTAACTAATAAAATTAGTAAAATGAAAATGTTTATAATTGGTATAAGGTAATATATCTTATATATTTCGTGTTGTGGACAAGGTGCTATTAAGAACTGTACTGTCCTTAATGCTATTATTATAACAAATAGCTACCAACAATCAAGTCAGTAGCTAAAAGTCAGATAAATGAAGTTATAATTATTCTTAAATTTATAATTTATAACTATCTAATTATACCCGTAGAGCGCGTTTTTTGGAATATGTAATTTACGGGTCGACAATACAAATAATACTCTAAATTAATAGAGCATTATTTACTTGTTTTCCGAATCCAATTCGTTGTCATTGAATATTATAATTATAGCAAAACTGTTCATATATTGGAATGGATGTGAATGTTATTCTATTTTTTGTTCATATTATAGAATAAGATACTGTCTTAATATGGTATTCATTATCAAACTCATGGTTAATCTTAAATATATCGTTTTCATTTAATAGCCTATATTTTGGATTGCGCAAACTACCAGTTCTAATTCGCTCGTCGCACTCTTTAGCAGCCATAAGCCTATCCATACATTGTAATAATGTAGGTGGAGGTGGTGTATCGAAATTAGCGTGCAAATAATCATGCTGGTCTACTAGCATAGGGAACTGGTTAAACTCTAGGTCTCGACATAATTGCAAAATAGCCAATGTAGAGAACGCCCTTTTAGTAAAGCACCCATGGTGGTTGTTCCAGTTTTCTTTTTTGTTAGGGTTCAACCTACTATCTGGTTTGTCTATTAAATCAGGGTCTTCTGGGAACCCTGAGATAAGAGGGTATGGCTCACTACCCCTAAATATAGTAGCTGGGAATGTCAAAAACTCTTTATTCTTTTTCATGACAATATACTACTCTTCGATCGATACCATATAATTCAACGCCAATTTACCTAATTTATTTAAATTATCTTGGCGTTCTATTTCGGCTAGACCCTCAAATACCTTAGCAGAATCATGAGCTTCAAGCTCATCAACAAAAGAGCAGAACCGTTGAAAGTTCTGCTCATCTTGTTCTGCAATTTGTATCTGGGCGTCAGCTTGCATTCGCTCCAGATTTATCATGTTACTTAACTAGCTCCCATAGATCTTCTAGCTTATTTTGGACATATGTTATAATTCCAACCCATGTAGTGAATGAAGCTATTGTTGCTATATTATTAGCAGCTAATACGTCCGCTACGCCCGGTATAATTATAAGACCATATATAAACGTGACTAATGCCACCAGACCTTGTAGTGCCGTTCTAATAGCCCTACCACGTGTAGTGTTTTTATCGAATATTTTTTTAATTAATTCCATAACCGTTATTATACTCCTATATATTAATTTAATTAAATTTCCGTTACGGTTGCGATATCAACCCAAAGTTTCCATCCACCCATGTCTATCTCGGCTAGCCACACCCCGTCAGAAACTCCTAAGTTCAATACAGTGTATTCGCCGGGTATCGTGTAGATTGATCCGACTGAAAGCACTTGGTCAGGGTCAGATACTTCTACCAAAGGTTCTACTGGAATACCATTATCATCCCATGCGAATCCGATAGGGCATAGTTCTCTAGTCATAACTTGCCAAATACCACCAATAGGCTGTAGATCGTCAACGCGGTATTGTTTGCTGAATATGAATCGGCTACCAATATCAAGAACTTGGTCTGGTTGAGTAGGTTGTGGAACGACTTGACCGTTATTAATAGCGTCGGCTAACTCTTGTAGACGTGGTTCTAGCACGCCAGGACAGAACGTAGGAACATCTGACACGTCTTGATGGCCAAATAAATTAACCCCTACTTGGGCTGGTAACAATCCATTCCTTGACATGATATCGCGTGTTAGTTCTACCAAGGTATTGAAAGTTGTTTCGGCTACTAGCCATTCTGGACCCATAGTAGAGTTGACGCACTCGATGTTAATACCATTTTCGTTAGAGTACCAATTACCAGCAGCCCACGATATATCTTTTTCATCAACATATTGGTCAACATTGTTATTTTGCCCTACCCCATAGTGTGCTGATGCCCCACGTGCTGGGTTGGCGAATGTAGCCCCGATGCCGTCAAAACTAGTCGTCGCAGCATGGTGGATTATAACTCTATTAATATTACGTCCATCAGTTGGCGTATAATTATTCTCATTAGCTGGATTTTGGCGTACAGTGTACATTATTTTGTTTCCCCTTTGCCCATAGTCGATAATTCTTCTTCGCTAATTTCGATTATTTCTTGTTTCGTTGCCATGTAACCTCCTATTAACTCTTAATGTCAATTATAGCCTTTATAACCATAACCGCTGCACTTATTATAATACCAATAGCCGTTAAAGCGGCTGCCACAAATCCTAAAATACGTCCAATCTTTACCATCCATTTAGATACGGCCTTTTGTTCGTTCTCTCGTTCTACAATTTCTTTAACTATTGGAATGAAATCAACAAGTGGCATTAGCCTGTCTAATTTATTATTTATGTCTTTATTGTCTGTTTCATTAGCTTTACAATGCTCATGGAAAGTACCTGATTGTGCATTAAGAGCGTTTGTCAGAGCCTCTATAGCGGCTTGACCTTCTATGCTGATTTGTTTTTGGCGTTGAGTTTTACCAGCCATCCCGCACCCTATCTGTTATATTTGGTTCTTAAGGTTATTGGTTGGTTGTTCATGTTGATATTATATACCATATGAACAACCTATCCAATAAGCTTAAGCTAAATTAATTTTAATTCTTTTAATCGATCGTAAACTTCTGCTTCGCTCTTTGTCTCGTAGCTCTTTTTTGATAGAGGCACTAACTTACCTTCAATAGCCATTAAGTGGGTATGAGGTGTTTCAAGATCAAAGATGTCAACAGTTTTGCCATTAAGACGTGGGAAACCGAATCCTGCTTCAGTAGCTGGAACAGTGCGTCGGTATGGATTAGTGTACGCTTCTTCCTTTGGAGTCTTGGCAACTGGTGTTGCTACAACGTCACTTGGAGCTTCGTAAGCTTCCTCTTCTTCCTCGTCTTCTGTCTCATCAACCTCAGGCTCGTCAGTTGATTTCTTGGTGCCATCAGCATTAACTACGCCGTCGCCATCGATCTTTAAGATAGACTCTTCATCAATAGGTGTTTTTGGCTCTGATAGATCCAACTCTTCTTTAAGAGCTGCTGGTAGGCTCTCAGCCTTAACTGGGACATTCTTAGTCACATTGCGGTAAATAGTTTTACCATTTTTATCGATTACTTTTATAAATTCTGCCATAAATTTCTCCTTACTATGAGTTTACTTTTTTATTATACACTACTGGTCAGCGTTCTTCTGTATATTCTTTAAACGTTGCTTAATAGATCTGTTAGTGAGGTTAAGTTTTAGAGCTGAGAATGCGTCTTGCATATCTGCATCTGCATCGGATCCGTATGTTTTTACCCATGGCATGAAAGTTTCTTTGAACTTAGCATTGTATCTAGATGCAATGTCTTGAGCCGCTTCGATATTATTAGCTTCTATAGCCCTATTAATAGCCGCTGACGCTCTTGCTCTATCTTCGGCAACTGTATCGCGTAATTTATAGAACTCACTAGAACCACGTGAACCGGCAGCACCAGTCACCACATTAGAGACTTGTTCTATAGGGTTTTTGCCACTCAACAATCCAGCTGAAGCACCTTGCCTTATCTGGGCTATTTGTTGTGGTGCAACGTCAGCGCCAGCCAAACCAGCGATAGGGTCTAACACCTGAGCTATGCCTACATCTGCGCCAGTAGTGGTCTTACTTGCCTGTTCTTCTGGCGATAGACCTTTCTTATTCTCAGGAACAATGTCACGTCCAGTATATAAGCTAGTATTGGTAGCTAGTTCAAACGGAACTTTTATCAATGGTGACGATGTCACAGGGGCTGATCCAACCATAGCTTGCAAGCTAAGGTCGCCATCTTTCTGGACTTGTAACGGTGAAGCATAACCTATTGTTTTCATAAATAGTTCAGCGAAACCTTGTGAATCTTGTCCGGCAAATTTATCCATAGCAACTTCGATATTGTTGCCAAACATCTTAGCGGCATCATTCTTAGGTATCTTTATAACATCAGTATATCTACCGTTTTCGTCTTTATTGTCGCCTAGAATTATTATGAAATTATTTTCACGCTCACTTTGGCTAATATTATTAAGAACATCAGGATACATAGTTCTGTTCCATACATAACCTGCTACGGCAGGGGCCGCTATGCCAGCGCTCATCATAGCTACACCATTTTTAGGGTTTTCCTTTAACGATTGAACAACCCGCAAGTTACCTTGTAATATGGAATTAAAGAATGGTGTGTAGTTATTTATAACCCTAGAAACAGTACCGCCATTTTGCAAGTCTCCTAGGGCTTTCCTAGCGGCTAAAGCAGCGGCAGGATCTGATGCCCCGTTTTCTATAGCAGCCTTAGCTTCGGCAAGCCTAGGTGCATATTCTAATGAACGCCCTAGCTTTTTCATACCACCGGCATAAGCACCAGCTAGTTTAGACGCACCTGTATATTTACCGACCATTTTAGCCGCAGTCTTAAACATTCCATCAGCTGTCTTCACTTCTTCACCACTTAGTTTTTTCGCCATACCTTTGACTAGATCTTGGGTTTGGCCAACATCATTAAATATACCGGCAGCGCCACCACCTTCTAGCGATATTTTTTGGGACATCTCCCCACCAGTAAAGGCATCTAGAAAACCCTCGGCCCATCGTTTAGCATATGGTAAGATAAATAATCGCTCTTTAACTGGTATGTTAGCTGATGTTAGCCAATGCGTTCCAGTGTCCCTTATGCCGTTCTTAACAAGAAAGGCTGGTGAGAATATAGTTGCGGCCGCTTTGAATGGTTTAGATGATGCCATCATGACCCTATCTAATATCCCAGTCTGGATATCATTCTTGCCTTTATATGCATCAGCCACATATTGAGGAACTGCTATTTTTTCCTGTATACCATTAGTAACGCCTTCAATTATTTCGTATCCATCAGGAACTTGTTTGTCGGCCATAGCTTTAGCTTCATCGATATTGCTTCTAATTTTACCAGCAATATCATCATATTCGCTCTTCATATAACCTATATTGTCAATTAGATCTGCTAGCTTAGGGTCTCGGTTGCCTATCTTACGCTTAATAGAATCAATATCTTTGCGAGAACCTGACTCAATTAGGTTACGCAAGAACGAAGCTGTATCTTGCTTACCAAGCATAGACGGAGTAGTTTCGGCCATAGTTCCAGCGCCTTCTGCGATAACGTCTTGTTGTAAGCCTTTTGTAGTTGCTGACTCTGGGGACACTCTTTTTGCTCCTTCAAGTTGTTTAACCAGATCAGTGGCGTCGTCAGTGGCGGTCTTAACCAATTGACCGGATTTAGATGTAGACAATTCACCACCTAGTCCTCTTAATGTGCCAACATTAATATCACTAACAGACATGCGTTCACCACCGCCCTTAAGTGCTACGTTAAGACCTTGCTGGTTTAGCTTATTAATTTCGCTCTGTAATTTTCTAGCCGTGCGATTATCGGTCTTAATCATTCTATCTAATTTATTAAGTATTGGACGCAGCTCTTTATTCTCAAGTGACAAGTCAATCTTATTAGCGACATTTTCAGCATCTCTAATTTTTATGCTCATTTCAGGTAACGTATCACCAAGCCTCTTTATAGCTTGGAATATTTTATTCTGTTGGATTAGATTCTCAGTTTTAATGGCAGCCCTAGTGATAGCCTCGGCTGGGTCTTCAATGATAAACTTACTATCATCACCAACACCTTTAACAGCTTGAACGATATTCTTGCTTATATTATTAGAATTAGTAGATGCGAATAATCTTTGGTTATCTTGGATATACTCAGCTATATTAAATCGTGAGAAGTAATTTGGGTTAACCTCTTTGATAGCATCGTACCCCTCTTTAGAAATAAATCCATTGTCACGCAAACGAGCTAACTGTTCGTCTTGAAAATCTATAGTGCGCTGTACGGCAGCCTTAACCTGATCTAGTTGTTCTGGAGGCAGCGTGGCTTCTAAATTAGCTAATTTAGCACGCTCAGCTTCTACTACTGCTGGGCTATATTTATCGGCTCGGTCGTTCACCACTTGATTAGCAATACCGTATTCTGACCAAGCATCGGCTAATTTATTCTTTCTAATATAATCCATATCTTCTACTAGAGGTTGCAATCTTGCGGCACCAGCGTCATCCATACCATTCCTAAGTTGGGCCAACGCGTGTGGGTCATCCTCTACGGCAAGATCTTGGCCAGTCTTAGCTTTATACTTTTCAGAGTATGCCTTAAGAGCATTAGTCCTATCGAAGAATTGTTCGACAACTTTGTCTTTGAATGATTTTTGTACTTTATTGTCTTTCATAATTTGCTCACGGCTCTTTGTAACCACACCAGAGCCTTCAGGAAGCGCAGTATCAATCAAACCAGTTACTGGGTCAACTTCTGGTGTTTTAGCCACCTGAGCAGCCACAGTGGTTTCTGGTTGTACTGCTTTAGCTATGGTTTCTGGTGTTTCGGTTGACCCAGGTAATTTAACATACCCACCCTCTTTAATAGACCTAGGTAATGCGTTATATGCCTCAACGTTGCTTTTAATAGCTCCAATACCTTCACGCGATAAATTAGCTACCTCACTCCTAACTGGTTTAGACAATAGTTGGCCTCCAGTCGATAAAGCCCCGCTAAGTAAAGCACCAGTTCCAGCACCACGCATATAGTCTTCTTGGGTAGCTTGGCTCCCTTTTTCTTTAGCCACACTTCCAGCGCCACCAACAGCGCCTAATGCTACGTCTGAGAGTACTTCAGTTCCAGCCTTCTTTAAAACTTGTTTGCCTGTTTCTTTAGCAACTTCTTTACCAACTGCCTCTGCGGCTGTTTTAGCCACTCTAGCAGTAGTACCGCCTACCATGGTTAGTGGTATGCTAGCTAACTCTACAGTTGCGCCAGCCTGTTTAACAGGATCGACATCAGATGTTAGCTGGTCTAGTTCTTGTTTATGACGAGTGTAGTTCTGGTTAATAGCCGATGTTAAAGATTTGATAGACGCTTCAGCGCGCGCTCTATCCTCATCGGTTGAGTTGGGGTCTTTTTTCTTAGCTATCTGTTTAAGCAACATAGATTGGAAATCATCTTGCTGTTTTTTATATTCATCATCTCTAGCTTGTCTGGCGCCAGTGACTTCATCAACGGCTCTGCCTATACCAGTTCCGGCTATGTTAAGAGCTTCGCCAGTACTTTTAACTATTTCTCCTGGTATGCTAGTAATAAATTTTCCGACACCACCTAAAAAGTCGCCAATGTTTTCGATTGGGCTTTTTTCTTTTGTAGCTGATTGGGCTTTTTCAGCCTTAATACGTTCAGCTAATTTTGCCCTACGCCTTTCATCTTCATTACTCGTATCTTGGTTTATGGAGTCGATGAAGCTTTTGTAACTCATTCCTGCCATGGTTAATACCCAAAGTCATTTACGCCTATACCTGACGTAGTTGATGATGTGGTCGTCCCTCCAACGGCAGTAGTAGGTAGTGTCAACAATGGGGCATTGTTGGAAGCATAGCTAGATGAATAATTACCCTTACCGTAAATATGGGGGTATTTCTTAATTAATTCGCGCATAATATCTTCTGGTTTCATAGTGCCGATTTGTTCATTACTAGCCCTAAACTTAGCAACAGTTTCGTTGTCGCCGTTCTGAATAGCTGTAATTAAATCTTTGGTGTTGTTATAGTCATTAACATATTGCTGGTCGAATGGATTATCTGAGTTAGCTAGAATTTTAGCTGGTGTGGTTCCGTTAACATCTGCGAATTTTTTAACGTCAATAGCATTCCCATCTGGATCGAAGAAGTCGAACCCACCATCTTCTTTTTTAACCATCTTATAATTATCAGGATTAAGTTTTTCTTTCAATCTCTGTAGCTCTGCCTGTCTAGCGGCCTCAGCTTCTTTAGCTTGCTGGTCAGCAACAGTAGATGCAAAAGTGCCTATACCAGATGATTGTTTAGCGAGAATATCACCGAAATTAGCTCTGGTGAAATTATTTACTATATCATTACCAGTACCAGCGTTAGTATCGCCAGTTTGTATTCCCGCTAGTCCTGCTTGTGCTAATTTCTTTAATTCATCTTCCATAATAATTTATACTTCCTATCCGTATACCTGTGCTGCTAACGCTATATCTTGTGGTCTATAACCTTGTCCTGCTAGGCTAGCAATAAATTCTTGAGCGCCTTGACTCCTAAATTGCCCAGTCTGTGTAGCAATATCCAAAGCTTTTTGTAAATCAAGATCCATGCGCGTGGTGGCCTCTTCATTAGCTAGGTCTGCCATGTACGAATCAAAATCGATCTTTATAGATTTCTCTTCTTGGGTTTTCTTTTCACCAGCTCTAACGTCGCTAGTCGCTAAATCATCTATAGTCCTACTAGCTAATAATTGCTTAGCCGCTTTCTGATTAGCAAACTCAGTCATCTGACGCTCACTTGCAATATTCCTATCAGTTAATTGCGTACCAATTTGCTGTTGGCCTAGACCAGTATCAGTTCCACCTGCGGCCGCAACTTCTTCTTGTAACGCTCGTCTAGCAGTGTCGAATTGTTTATTCTCATCAGTTAAATAATTAGATTCTCCTACACCTATCTGTTGAAGAGCTGACATCAAATCTTCGCCAGTGCGTCCTCTTGTAGTTGTATTATCTGCTAAAGCGTTCTTTAGAGCTATATCAGCATTCTGATATGATAAATCAGTCTGGGCTTGTTTGGAAGTCCTTTTATTACCTATGTTTTGCATTGCTAGCTCTAGTTTTTTAGCGTACATAGGTGTTACATATTCAGTGGCTTTTTGTTTAGCCTTATTGTAGTTAGCCATAATGTCGAAACTAGGTAGACGTGGCTGTTGGGCTAGTTGGTTGGTTAGTGAGGCTATTTTAGCGTTTAAATCAGCGCTTTCTTTAGACCAGTCAGAAGTTGGGGTGGATGATACCTTAGGCGTATACACACTAGCTTTAGGAGTTTGTGATTGTTGCCCAGGTATTATATTACCGTATAGATCATAACCTGTCCTTGGTGAGCTGGATGTATTGTTATTACCAAATAAGCTGTTCCAAGCACCAGACACAGTATTACCGACAGTATTTGCTGCCGAACCTAATGCTGAACCTATTTGATCAAACCAGCTGGCCATAATTAGTTACAATCCTTCATATGATTATTATGCACTATAAAATGTTTGTGGTAAATACCATGGCTATAAATTAGTTGGTAGTATATCATACTCTTCATCAGATTCCTCATTGCTTAGTATCATGTATTTATACCTTAATCTTACTTTGTGGAACTCGGATTGTACGGTAAACCTGTATGCTGGATCAGTTAATGTGCCGTCGGAAGACGCTACTCTTATAAATTTGATGCTAGTCTTACCGACTCTGGCGTAAATAGCCTCTCTTATTATAGCGAAACCTCCCCCAACTGAATTTAGATATCCTCCTGTATAATACCCTATAAGACCAGATAGCGCGGCTGGAGTATCTCTTATTAAAGCGTATAGCATAACCTTTGGTATAAATGGAAGATTATGTTTAATCTCATAAAATACTTCTTCATAATAAGATGCTACCCCAGAATCTAATGTCCATATTTGCGATCCGCAATACATATCAACTATACCTAAATGTCTAGATTCTTCTCTTGAATCTATTATCAAATGGCTGTTGGAGCTGTTGTAGGCTAATGGCGTATCGTTAATAGTATAACCATCCTCGGCAGCAATAATACCAGTAGTACTTCTCATCCTGCTATCTCCGATGGGTCTTTTAGTATGATATACGCGTGCTTAGTGCCAAACGCACTTTGGTAACCTCTAAACTCTATATCGGTAGCAGTTGTTTTAGCTAAATAATATGTTTGCGTCAATACACTTATGGTTTCAGATTCATTACCATATGGATAGGTATATATACCACTCCAATCACTTTTATTATACATTTTGGCTATCATATATGACGGTGGGTAACCAACATTGTGAGTAACATTTAAAACTAGCGAGTATTGGTCAACTGGCGTAGCTGTTCCATGTTTATGTATAGATAATTGTTTAC